ACGCAGACCATGACAGCTTTGGTGATGGCAGCTTTACTATTAACACCAAGACAATTGGAGGCATCCAATGAACATAGATGACACACTAATACAACGAGGTGTTAGGTATGGCAACTACAAAGAAGATGTGTCTAGAGTTTCTCAAGCCCTAAAAGAAACCGTTAGGTCAGGTGCTGAATGGAAAGAGATGGATGATGATATGAAGGAAAGCCTTGATCTCATCTGTAACAAAATCTCTCGCATTGTTAATGGTGATCCTTGGTATCATGACTCATGGCATGACATCATTGGCTATGCTAGGTTGGTAGAAGAAAGACTGGAAAGATTATGATTGCTGTTGACATCCACTTAAAGGTTTTCTTTAAGCCTCAAGACCTACCCAATGTCTACTTAAATGAGGAAGTGCTGAGTGAAGCCATCACTGAAAACTTAACTGCTTCGTTGGAACGAATGGATGCACAGGAAGTGCTCTTTTGTTTCGTTGATATTGAAGGACTAGAATGAATGTTAATTCTGTAACCATTAGAGAAGCCAGTAATGGCTTTGTTGTTGAGCATGTAGCTGAGGGAGAATTCGATAAGTATCAAACTGAGTTTGTTGCTTTAGATGTTGACGAAGCTTTATTAATTGCTAGAGATTTATTTGTGCATTACGATGCTGCTGACATGTCGCATCTAGTAGATACACCAATTGGTAGATAAGAAAAGAAATGGTGGCGAGTGGACTGACTCTAGGTTCAGAAGCTTTGTCACCTCTGCATTGAGAGCTGCGTCTAGGCGTTGGCCTCCTAAGTACAAGGCTCTTAAAGAAGCCTTCGTTGGTAGGAAGACTAACAAGAAGACAGGTAAGCTGGCAATGCATTACAAATGTGCCAAATGTAAGAAGCACTTTGTTGCAGCAGATGTGCAGGTAGATCATATACTACCAGTAGTATCTACAACAGAGGGCTTTGTTAGTTGGGACTTGTTCATTGATCGTATCTTCTGTGAGATAGAGAACCTGCAAGTGATGTGTAAGCCCTGTCATAAAGTAAAGACAGAACTAGAGAAAGCAGAAAGGAAAAAGAAATGAATGTTGAAATGTTAGAAGAACATGATGATGGTAGTGCCACCTACCAATTCGATTTAAATTGGGAAGAGCGTAACATCCTGCTCAACCTCGGTATAATCACAGCCCTTAAAAATGGCATCAAAGAAGGAAGTAAATATGTTGGTGACATTGATGTTAACAACACACAAGACAACACAATCTGAGGTATAACTACCTTTCCTCTGGGAGCTTTGGCTCCCTTTTTTATCACTCTTTAGGAATATTTATGGCAAAGTTTAAGGTCAACATTGACCTGTCTAGGGATAGTTTGTTTGATGAACTTGGTATCCAGAGATTAAGAGAAAGTTACATGAAGGATGAAGAGGCTAGCCCCCAAGAAAGATTTGCTTATGTTTCGGAATCGTTTGCGTCTAATCAAGAACACGCTCAACGACTATACAACTACAGTAGTAAGCACTGGCTTAGCTACTCTACACCTATCCTATCTTTTGGTCGCTCTAAGCGTGGCCTCCCTATCAGCTGTTTTCTTAATTACATGGATGATAGTGCAGAAGGTCTGGTCGATAATCTATCAGAAACTAACTGGCTATCCATGTATGGTGGTGGTGTTGGGGTTCATGTTGGTATCCGCAATGGCGATGATAAGTCTACTGGTGTTATGCCCCACCTTAAGATCTATGATGCTAGTTCATTGGCTTACCGCCAAGGACGCACAAGACGGGGTAGCTATGCTGCCTACCTAGACATCCATCACCCTGACATCATCCAGTTCTTGGAGATGCGTAAGCCCACAGGTGATCAGAATGTACGCACACTAAACCTGCATCACGGCATCAACATCACCGATGAATTCATGACCATCATTGAGAAGGCTATGAAAGATCCTGACTTTGATGACAGCTTTCAACTAAAGAATCCTTCTAATGGTGAGGTGGTAGAGACAGTGTCTGCTAAATATCTATGGCAGAAAATACTGGACCTACGCATGCAGACAGGTGAGCCATACTTGGTGTTCATTGACACAGCTAACAAGGCTATGCCTAAGTGGTTGAGTGACAAGGGCTTGAAGATTAATGGCAGCAATCTGTGTACAGAAATCTTCTTACCAACTAACGAGAAACGTACAGCAGTCTGCTGTTTGTCTTCCCTCAACTTAGAATACTACGATGATTGGAAAGATGATAAGCAGTTTGTCTTGGATGTTATGGAAATGCTAGACAATGTCTTGCAATACTTCATCGACAAAGCACCATCAAAAATTGCTAGGGCTAAGTACAGCGCAATGATGGAACGTAGCATTGGAGTGGGTACATTAGGCTTCCATGCATTCTTACAAAAGAAAGGTGTAGCCATTGATGGGGTGATGGCTAAGAGTTATAACAATGAAATCTTTAAGCACATTCATTCTTCGTGTCTACTTGCTGACTCTGTCTTGGAGCAGCAGCGTGGTAGTTGTATCGATGCTGGTCACGGCAATATTAGTAGAAGGTTTAGTCATCATACTGCTATTGCCCCTAACGCTAGTAGCAGCCTTATCATGGGGAATACTAGCCCTTCAGTCGAGCCGTACAGAGCGAATGTATTTCGCCAAGACACGCTCAGTGGGTCATTCGTTTACAAGAACAGGTTCCTGAAAGCACAACTTGCTGCACTGGGTATGGACGATGACGATGTGTGGGCATCCATCATTAGCAACGAAGGATCTGTACAGCACCTAGACATCTCTGAGCAATTGAAGGAAGTGTTTAAGACTGCTATGGAGATTGATCAGCGTTGGTTGGTTGAGCTTGCATCAGACAGACAGAAATACATTGACCAAGGACAGAGCATCAACTTGTTCTTCCATGCCAATGTATCCATTAAATATCTACATGCCATTCACTTCCTTGCTTGGAAGAGTGGGTTGAAAAGCTTATACTATCTTCGTTCAGAGAAGGTGCGTAAGGCAGATAAAGTAGGTGCTCAGATTAAACGTCAGCGTATTGAAGACGATATTGATTTGAAGCAGGTGGCAGAAGGTGAAACTTGTTTAGCATGTGAAGGATGATATGGTAAAGACTAAATTAGATATTACGCAAGAGCGTACAACATTCAAACCCTTTAAATATCCTTGGGCATATGATGCTTGGTTGCAGCATGAGCAGAGCCATTGGCTTCATACAGAAGTGCCGATGTCTGAGGATGTTAAAGACTACAAGAAGCTGAGCAAACATGAGCAAGAGTTTCTAACAAAGATCTTGCGCTTCTTTGTACAAGGTGACTTGGACATTGGCAGTGGCTATCATGACCACTACATCCCAGTGTTCAAGCAGCCTGAGGTGAGGATGATGATGAGTGGCTTTGCCAGTAGAGAAGCCTTACATGTAGCAGCCTATGCTCACCTCATTGAAACCTTGGGCTTACCCGAGTCTACCTACAATGAGTTTCTCCAGTACAAAGAGATGGTGGAGAAGCATGACTACATTAACAATCTTAGTGCAGCACCAATGGCTGAGAAGATTGCTGCCATCTCTGCCTTTGGTGAGGGCATGCAGCTATTCTCTAGCTTTGTTATGTTGCTTAACTTTGCAAGGAATGGTAAGCTTAAAGGGTTGGGCCAAATCATTGCTTGGTCTATTGTGGACGAAACTCAGCATGCTGAAGGCATGATAAAGGTCTATCGTGAGTATGTTAAGAACAACAAAGATGAGAGCACTTCGGATCGCATCAAGGAAATTGCAAATCAAATGGTGGGTCTGGAGGATCAGTTTGTGGATCTGGCTTTTTCACTTGTTGAAGTCGAGAAACTCACGAAGGAAGAAGTGAAGCAATACATTCGCTACATTGCAGATCGTAGACTCATCTCTATGGGGATGAAGGGCATCTACAAGATCAAGAAGAACCCTCTGCCTTGGGTGGATGGTATGCTTGGTGTTAGCCACACCAACTTCTTTGAGCAGCGTGTAACAGACTACAGCAAGGGTGCTACCACTGGTACTTGGGATGATGTATGGGGTAAAGCAGCATGATTGTTGTAGAGCTAAGGCAAGGCATTGGAATTGATATTGAATTCAATGACACCATCTGTCACATCATAGATGATGGTGGACCACAGGATAAGTTGTTCTCTTATAGTGGTATACTACTTAAGTTGCCTTTTCTTAGTATCTATATTGGTGAGTTTGATGAGATAGGTGAACTCATCAAGGGCGATAAACCTACAGGGAAATAACATGCAAGTCAAGTCTGAACGATCTGCACCATTGCGTATTCAATTTGAACAGGGCTATAAAGCTTTCAGGCATGGGTGGTTGGTCAATCAATATGAACCATCATCTGTGGCAGGTAAAGAGTGGCAACGAGGATTTGATCGTGGCTACTTTGATAACATTGAAAGACTAGATGGCTACCAAGCGGTTCGATAAAGAACTACACGACACCTACGATAAGTTTGGAAGAGATATAGTTAAGAGCTATGTCTCTTCTTTTTGGGATATGGAAGCTAAAGATAATCCCGATAGGTATGGGATTGATTTGCACCTGTATAAAGATGACTTGTTGGTGGGATATGCTGAGGTAGAAGTCAGACTGTCATGGAAAACTGTAGAGTTTCCCTATGAAGATTTGAATGTACCTAACAGGAAGAAGAAGCTTCTAACACAGGACATGTTAACATACTTCTTTTCTGTTAATAAGGATGGAACAGCCTTGTTCCATTGCGAAGCTGCTGCTGTGTTAGCTTCAGAAGTTAAAGAGTCTAGAAATAAATATGTCTACCAAGGAGAACTCTTTTACAAGGTTCCTCTTGATAGACTATCTTATGTTGTATTACCTACGGCTAGCTAAGCCACCCTTATTGAATTTCCTAGTAAGGTTTCTGACATTATCAACAGCATTTATTTGCTTCTTCATATCATAATTATATTCAAACTTATCTAATTCTTTTTTAAGATCTAGTAATAGGTTAGCTTTTTCTTTTGATCCATTAGCTTTTAAAACTTCTGCTGTATTCTCTAGAAGTTTACCAGTATAAACTCTTGTTTGTTTACCTGATAAAGCTCCAGCAGCAACAGTTTTTGGATACTCTCCAATAATAACTTGTGATGCCGTTGCTAGTAAATTGTGATAACGCTGACCACTACCTTCTTTAGTTGAGGTGATAGTTCCATACTCTAAAGCATTATTAAAGTAGTCTTTAATATTTTTATATGCTTGGTTAGCAGCAAAGATACGCTCTTTCTCTGTTGTCTTTGGATTGGTAAAGATGCTATTTGCTTCAGATAAGTTAAGAGCAATCTTGTTTTGATTTGCTGTTCTTTCAGTAAAGCCTACGCTCTGTGTTCTTCCTTTAGAAAACATAGGACTCTTACCTTCTTCAACTAAAGGTACACCCTCCATAGCTTTCTTAGCTTCTTCAGCAGCAGAGAACACCTCAAGTTGCCTACCTGATGCTTTGCCTTGTGGTCTTAGTTTATCTGTCTCTGTAATCATGTCCTCTGCTTCTTTGAAGCTACCAGAACGGGACATAGATACAGGTCTAACTACCCTATCAGATCCGTTGATGGACCTAGCAATGGTGTTAAAGTCTTGAATGCCATATTGTTTATATGACATAGGTACTTTGCTGAACATATAGTCAGCATAAGGTATCTTTGTATAAACAATCTTTTCTGGATTAGTTCCACCAAAGTCTTTGTTCTCAAAGTTTAAGTTGATATCTCTAGTGAAGGACGTACCTCCTACATACATTTCACTGTGTGTGTTGCCATGAAACTGAGGATCATCAAATCCAGTCTTCCATCTTAAAGATGGCCCTGCCTTGTGTTCAGATCTTCCATGAAATAGTTTAATAGGAGGAACATCTTTGTATTCTTCTCTAAGCTTATTAAGCCTGTCTTGATATTGCTTAGCCATCTCAGCAGCTTGCTGCATATCATCTGCACTCTTTAAATTAATTTCTCTACCTGTTGTATATCTGAAGTCGCCTTGTACTACAGCCATAACATCTTCTGCATCAGGGAGTTTAGAAACTTCAGGCATACCAATTAAAGAATCAAAAGCATCTTGTCTATCTTCTCGAATCTTAGCAAGCATAGCCTTCCTAGTTTTAACACTAGTTGCCCCAGTACTTACAATGCTATTCAAGTTACCTTCAGGTATCTTTGAAATGGTTACTCTTTTTTCTACCAATGATCTAGTAGGTGGCGTAGGTTTGCTTCCGGGTTCAATAGGATAACCTTCAACATCATATTCAACTTCGTCAATATTAAACTCTGGATCTTTAGCAGGAGTAGCTTTAGGATTTGTTGGCTCAGCATTCCAGAAATCATCTTCTTTAGTTGTTGGTGTAAATGAAGCCTCTGCTTCATCAACAAGTTTCTCCATATCAGTATCTAATGCTGCTGGCTTTTGTGCTGCTTGTAAATCCATAGCCACTTCATCCACTGGCTTAGGCTCAGACACAGCAGGACCATACTTGTTCTTAACATATGGCTTCTTAGCAACAGCTTCTTTAACTACTGGTGTAGGTATTATCTCTGCTGGTGCTTCTTTAACTGCAGCCTTAGCTGCTGCATCCTGCATCTCTTTTAACAACGACATAGAACTCTTCATCACAGCAGAAGAGCCAGCTTCTTTAGCTATTTGTTTAGCAGCAAGGCCACCTACCTGATAACCAACAACACCACCAGTAGCTTTCTCTGTTGGTTTCTGTACAGCAATAGCATTTTTCTTTAACTCTTTAGACATTTCTAAAGCAACACCATACTTCCTAAAGTCAGTATCACTCTCAAAAGATGTACCCTTATTTTGTTTATAAAAATCTAAAGTTACTCTGCGAAGTTTTGGTGGAAGAGCTTCAAATTCTTTCTGTTGAACAGGAGGAACTTTCTTCATGTTATAAAACTTCTCAATTGATTGAGCTATAGCTACTTCTTTTGCTTTACTTTGCAGGTCTGATAAAGCATTTGTCAATTGAATTGCTTTACCCTCATCAGTAGCTTTTTTATAGTCATCCATATTGATAATGGGAGGTATAAAATTATCAATGTTATTAGCCATGAATCTTCTAGCCTCAGCATCCACTGTCTTATCACCAGTGGTTGAGAAGATTTTATTGAATGGAATTTTTCTAGCTTCAATCTCAGTTTCAATAGCATTCTTTGGTGGCACTAAAGCTAAGCCAGTCATTTGTTTTAATGGACCAGTGTCACGGAAAGGTGCTTCTGTTCTTGTAGCTGGCTGATACTCAGGCAAAGCTTGCTTCAAGAGTGGTATACCTTTTTGAATGTTCTTACCAACAGCAGTTAGGAAGGTTCTATCTTCCTCTGGCTTAGTAACATATATGTCTCTAGGTAAGGCTTCGTTGCTATCAAATGCACTAATGATGTCACTAATCTGATTGAGAGGAACAGTGGCTCTTCCAAGCCAAGCACCAATTAAATCACCTGCAGACCTAGACACTTTGTTAAGTGCTGTTTGATCTGTCTCTTGTCCTTCTCCACTAGACAACATAGAAGAAGCAACTTCTTTAATTCTTTCTAATGATTCTGAAGTTGAGCCAACAGATTTGAAACCAGTTAAGGCTTCAACCAAGTCCATAGCTTTAAAGTCTTCTGGTGTTCCATTACCTATCTTGTAATAGAAGTCAGCCAAAGCAAATGGAACATTCAGAGGAAATAGATATTTAATATCTACATTAGTTCCATCATCACTCTTTGCTATATTCCAAGGAGTGTCTTGGTTTTCTTTCCTGTAAGCATAAGCGGCTAACAAAGTAGCCATACCCGTAGCTTGCTGTGCTATTCTTTCAGAGCCTTGCAATAGTAGTTGAGAACCAGCTTCATCACCATTCTTTAAAAGTCTAACACCTTCAATGGCTTCAGCAGCACCCTTACCTGCATACCAAGGGTTGTAATGTTTAGCTGTCCACTGTGTAGCATTAACTAAGAAACGGGCAAAAGGAAATACTGTTGTACTAATTGGTCTTGCTGCTTCTACACCTTTAACAAAGGCTAAGCCCATTCCCTCAGTAGGTGTCTTACTAAATGTAAATGTAAGGGCATCATCAACACCTTGTCTCAACACATCAATAGGGATGTTCTTATCTTGTGCAATTAGATCAACTAAATTAAGACCAGTCTTCCTAAGATTGTTATCAATAGAAGCTGAGAAGATGGCTCTTCTTACATAGTTATCCATTATTACAGCAGGTGTATTTAAAATACGAATAGGTTTTATGAGGTCTGAGTTCTTCATGTCCTCTGCTGTAGCTAACATCTTGCTCATCAGCATTGGATTGTTCTTAAGAGCTTCTTCAGTAATCTCTCTGGATAGATCACCCTGTCCTAGATAAAAGTAACCACTTACAGTGTCATCAATAACACCATTAAATCCTTTACCAATATCTCCAGACACAGGAGATCCTCGCATCTTTCCAGCTATCTTTCTTCCTGTATTAAAGATGAGAGATTCAAGACCTTCCTCTGCTGCACCATAAGTTAAGTTAACACCAACACCAAAGGCGTTACGCATAACTGTACTCATGTTGGTTGTCATGGCTGTAATCATGTTTCTATCAGCCTTGTCAATCCATCCTTTGAAGGTCATCATTGGACCAGCCACTGGATCTTTCTTACCAAACAAAGCATCTACAGCTTTAGCTCCCTCTGGATCTACCTCTTTCATCTTGTTAAGCATTCTGCTAATAACAGACTTGCTTTGCAATGTACGAGCAGCATCACTGGTAGACACACCATACATGGAAGAAAACTTCTTCAGAGCATCTTCATCTAAACCTGCAGCCGAAAGCCTAGTCATAAAATTAGGCAAGTCAGTACCAGCATCTGCCATTGATTGCTTGATGACATTGTCAGGAAGCTTATCAAAACTATCTAATGTTCTTTGAACAGCTTCAAATGTTTTCTCTCCTGCCTTGGGAGCATATTCTGGTATCTGTTTCCAAATGGAAGCAGCAATAAGATCGGCTTGCTTATCAATGGAATTCTTTACCTGCATCTGTGCAATGCTAGTAGGTGATCCCTGCATGTCTAACAAGTCACCACCATCATAGATGTTAGTGGTTGTTACAGCTACATTGTCAGCAGCTTCATCACCAGTTAGGTTTTTAGAACCACCAGATACTTCTGTTTGTTTCTTTCTGGCATCTGTTAAATCTTTAAGTGTAAGCTTATCACCCCGCAGAAACTTAGTTCCTTTTGTAGCAGCAAGTAAAAGAGGAGCAGTTTCTAACATACCAAAAGGAGCTTGAATAGCTCCCATTGTTAAGGCTTCTGAAACACTAATACCTTGATCTACCTTGGCTCTTTCTGCTTCTAATTTAGGAAGCAGTTTGTTTTGATCTTCTTCAGGCAAAGATGGAAGAATCTTTTCCATCTCTCTAACAGTGGCATCAGCTACAGCCAGTTCTCTTTTTTGTTTAGAGACATTGGTGACAGTACCACTAGCACCCTCAAAGACCACTGGAGCTGCTGCAGCAGTAGCACCAAGCTTAGTTGTTAGTGCCTTCTTAATACCAACCTTAGCAGCTTCTTTACCCACAATATTAACAGCCACCTTACCTACACCTAAGCTGGCATATGTCAGGGGATTAGATAGCATAAGACCAGCATAGTCTTTCAATGCTGATAAAGGAGCTTGTCCTCTTGGATCTAAAAAGGAAGCTGTGTTCTGAAGAATGTCATAAGCTTCACCTGCTTTAACAACATCTTCAGGTTTTGAATTGTTAATCCATTCTTGTTCTGATGTAACACGAATAGGATTGGGATCTTCTGTAACACTTCTTATGTGACTAACAACCCTGTCTACATATTCTTGTGGAGATTCTTTATCTTTAGGAAGACCATTCTTACCAAGACGAGCACCACCATAAGCTGTTAATTTATTTAACAACTCTGGGTTTGTGTACAAGTCTTTGTATGCATATTGAGCAGCTTCTTCTTCCTTAACTTTAACTGCTCTTTCCTGTAATGCTACAGCTCTTTGCTTAGGAGCAGCAAGTGCAGGTTTAGATAACTCTGCTGTCTCAGCAGCAGCTATTCTTTCTCTTTGCTGTGGCGTAAGAGGAAGAGCCTCTGATGTAGAGGCTTGAGTTTGTTGTGTAGGTGCAGATGGGCGTGGAGGAAGCTTCTGTAAAGCTGCAAACATATCCTCTTGAGACATGCCATCTGGAAACTCTACAGGGCCATATCCTTTTACATCAATAATCTGTGCCATTACTTATTTCCATGTTCCTGTATCTGGATCGTACCTAGCTAGGGGTACTACTGATTGTGGTGTAGCAAATCTAGGGGGCATTGCAGGTGTAACTGCTGCTGCTGCTGCAGGTGCTGCAGGTGCTGCAGGGGCCGCTGGTGCAGAAGCTGGTCTAGGACCTAAACGAGGACTGTTTGCATCAGGAGCAGCGGCAGGAGCACCACCACCACCATACTGAACCTTCGGATTGACAGCATTACCATTTTGGTCAAACTGAACACCAGAAGATATCAACGCATTCTTATGCATCTCAGACTTAGGCTTACCATCCTTAGTCATCTCTTTAATCAACACAGATCTACCCGCTGTCAAAGCTAAGGCTTCTTGTTCTGGTTTAACAAATGAAGCTACTTGAAGACTGACAGTGCCATCCAAATTCTCTTTGGTTGTAAAAGCTCCTTGGGGAAGATAGCTTTTGAATGTAGCTTCCATAGCTTTAGAAGCAGTAACAATAAGGTTGGCCTGAGAAATCTTATCAGCGTCTGTCTTAACAGCCGCAGGAGGATTAGCCACAAGCTTCTGCCATCTTTTAAGTTCAGCTTCCATTTCAGCAGCTTCCTTAGGCTTACCTTCTTTTTGTAGCTTGATAACTTTGTTAGCATACTCAGCTTCAATTATATTTTGTGTTTTATCTTTCTTCTCACCATATTCTTTAATGAATGTAATGTAGCCTAAGTTAGCAGCAGCTTTAGCTTGTTCATCTTCTGTGCCTTCCTGCTTAGCTCTATACATAGCAACCTGTGCATCAGACTCAATCTTCTTGAAGTCTGGTTTCTCTTTAAGCTTAGCATAGTCCACTTCTACTGATGCTGAATAAGATGGCATACCTTTAGATGCACCATAAGCATACAACTCTTCTGGTTTAACACCAAGTTGTCTAGAAGCAGTGCTTATCTTCTGAAGATTACTTCCATAAATCATTTTATTAAGGAAGCCTTCTTCTTTATTAGAAGCTGCCGCTGCAAATTCTTCAGAAGTTAGTGCGGCTTTCTTACCATAATTATTTAAGAAGTCATCAAACTTCTGTCCCTTAGGTACATTAGCTGCTGTAATAAAAGACTTAGACAGCCCCACCAATCTATCAGGATTCTTTGTTAATGTGTCTGCAATCTGCTCAGCTAGTTTTGGGTTTGAAGCAAGAGCAATAAGCTGTTCATCATCCAGAGGACCATCATCAAACTTCAAACCACGAAGAGCACCCACAGTTCCTCTCAAGCTTTCTTTCTGCTTCTCTACTTCTTTTTTATATTCTTGATAGTTGTGATACATGCTTTTAACACTGGCATTAATGCTTGTAGTGTTGAGCTTCTCCAACTCTTCGATGGACTCACTAGCACCTTTAGCTACACCACCAATGAATGATCCAAGTTTAAATCCCATTATGCTGCTCCTTTAGCCATTAAACCTTTACGCTCTACAACAGCTTCAGGACTTTTCTCTACTTTGTTCTTTGCTTCCTCAATTAATTGCTTAATGATTAAAGGACTCACAGTGTTTTCCTTACCTGCTTCTTCAGCAGTTACTATATAAGTAACATCATTCAAATCTGCTAGTGTCTTAATAATTTCTACAATGATTGGTGTCACTAAGAAACCTGTATCAACAGTGTGGTAGCCCTTCATGATAGATGTCTTCACCATTGTATTAACAATAGTAAGAATCGGTATACCATTCTCAAGCAAAGACATCAACTCAAAGATAGCCTCTGAATTGTCTAGCTTATCAGAATAGAAAGAAGCTACATCATCTATAGTGACATACTGAGGAGGCTGTTCCCAAGGCACACTACCCGGCTCAACCGTTAATGATTGACCGGGAATAGGTGCTGTTAAATATGGATTAAGATCTGCCATTCATCAACTCCTCTTTTTGTTTTCTAATAGCTGCAATGTAATTAGATACTTTAGAAAATACATCGTTAGATGCATTGTCTTCTTTAGTCGGTTTGTCCGTTGCTTTAGATAACAATCCCTTCCCCATATCTTTTTTTGGTTTAGATAGTTTAGCGTTAGCCATACCATCAACTTTATCATAATAGTTTTTAAAATTCTTCATTTTACTGCTCCACCTGTTGCAACACCAACTAACACTCTGCCTATAAAAGCACCAAGTGCTGAAGAACTATCACCATCTGCTTTAATATTAGCACCCGCAATTGCAGCAGCAGCTCTAATCTCTTCACCAGCAAGAGTGGTGGCTCTATCAGCATCCTTCTCAGCAGAGGTCCAAGCGTGTGATACAGCGTCACGATACATCTGTATCTCATTATTATATTCTGTCACTGTCATCTGCTGTGCAAGCTGAGCATTGGACAGGTTAATGGTGTTGATAGCACCAGTGTTGATGGTGGCAATCTCTCTCTGCCACTGAGCATTAGACTGATCAATAACCAATCGTTGCTGTGCATTAAACTGCTCTCTCTGGTTTGTCACTTCAGCATTAAACTTCTTAACAGAGTTTGCTTGGTCAACTTTAAATTGCTCCATCGAATTAGACTGAGCAGAATTAAACTGACTTACTTGTGAAGACAAACTAGCAAAGAATTGAGTTGTTTGATTCTTACTAGAAGCATTAAACTGTTTAGTAGCATTCTCAGCAGCAGTGTCAGACAAAATGGTTTGTGCTGTAAGCTGTGTCTTAAGAACAGTTGTTTGTTGTTCATAAGAAAGATTGGTTAGATCCATCTGCAAAGCAGACTGAGCATTAACAACAGCAGCTTGTTGTCTGTTATTTAGATTGGCTGTCTCAAGTGTAGCTGTCTGTGCAAGCTCAGCCATGAAAGCAGCTTGTCTACTATTCAAGTTAGCCAAGTCAACAGACTGAGCAAGCTTTGCATTCTCAAGAGCCACTTGTTGTTTAGCATTGAAGTTTAAGTTGGCAATTTCAGAAACACGGGCAGCATTAACAACACGGGTCTGAAAGCTTTGGTCAAACTCTTGACCTAAGAATGTAGCTCTTTGTTGTGCTGTAAGAACAGCTATCTGTTGTTTGTTAGACAGGTTCTGTGAAGCAAATTGCTGATATATAGCAGCATCAGCAGAAGCAATAGGAAGAGCTTTCTCCATAGCAGCCTGTACCAAAGCAGCACCAGCCAAACTAGAAGCACCTAAGCCCCTAGCAGCCATCTCTGCTGTCACAGCTCTCAACGCACCAGCAGCCCAAGGTGGTGGGTTTGTTGCATCAAAGTTGCTAGTGAGTTTAGCAAGCTGTCCTTGTACAGTCATGTCTGACTCAACTGTACCAGTGGCTGCTACATTCAATGCCATTGCTGTATCAATTTTTGCTTTGTCTACAGCAGTGCCAGAAACTTTCTCAGCTTCTGATATTGTGCGTTCTGTTACATCACCTACTTTTTGAGCAGTGCTTATTTGCTCTGCTTTAGCAGCAGAACCAGCTAAGGTTGTTGTAGCATCTTCTTCTGCTGTTACTTTAGCTGCTTCAGATAATGTACCAGAAGTAGGAGAAATTTTATCAAGAGCAGTCTTTAAATCAGCGGCTGATGTAGACGCTGTCATAGTTTCTGCAGCTTTAGTCTTGTCTATCTCATCTGCTAACACAGTGTCGGCAGGAGTGGTTCCAGTGATTGTTTCAACTTTACCAGCTCTGGCTTTTGTATCAATGTCTTGCTTAGTATCAAATACAATCTTCTCTGGCTTTATCTGAGAAGCAGCAGCAGCTTGAGGGGTTCCCCCTACTGGAGCAAAGGTAACAGGACCACCACCAGTTACACCACCAGTGCTAGTAGTATTTGTTGTGGTGGTTGTAGCTGCTGGTACAGCAGCATTCCTTATTGTATATTCACTCTTTGGTAGATTGTTTGCTACTTCATATTTAGCAATCCAATCAGGAGTCATCTGCATACCGCTTTTCTCAGCCAAAGCAAGAACAGCATTATAACCACCATATTTATCAAACTCAGCAGTAGGAACACCACCACTACCTGCCATAGAACGATACAGCATATCGTTTGCCATGCCGGGAGTTAAGCTGGCAACAGTGGCTGCTTTGTCGGTGGCTGCTTGATTTAATAGTCTAGTAAATCGTGTTGCATCAGACTCCACTTGTGTTGTGTTGTTACCTGCCCCTACATTATTAGAGGTAAAGGAAAGTCCACCATCTACACTAGTAGTAGTGTCGTTTGTTTTACCCACTGTTGCTTGTGATGCTTTAGCCACCAATGCATCAGCTTCTTCTTTATTTTTTAAAAGCCTCAATCTTTGTGCTTCTATTCCGGCTGCAGCATTAGCACTGGCTATTGCTCGATTCTGTTCATCACGAAGAGCAGCAGCACCTTCCCAAGTACCCGCTTGTTGGTACAGCTCTTCATCTGTATACACAGGACCGCCATAAGCATAGCCCTTAGGCTTCATCTTAACCAGTCCACCCTTAGCCATACGCTCAGCAAACTTACCAGTGATGGAAGCATACTTAGCACCTAAGGCAGGAGAGGATGCAATGAATTCATCAAAGCCTTGCATAGGACCATCGTAGCCTAGCTTTCTAGCTACGATTTCCTTTTGTTGTGCTGTAAAATCTTTCATATGTTTCTTGGTTTCTCTATTGCTTCAGTTAAATAGGCAAGCATATTTCTGTTATCTCTTAAGAGTGCTAACACCCCAACAGCTAAACAATACACCTGTCTCTCTGACAGTTTTAATTGGAAGCAGTCGTCTATAGCGTGTATACATTCATGTAACAATGTATCTGCCTCCGCTAAGGGGTGCTGACCAGACTTTATTTTAATTGCATAATCATCATAGTTGTACTCTCCCAGTTGTTCTGGGAATACATCTACAACTCTAATCGGCACTTCTCTGCCAATAATACTTAGAGAAGCTGGTAACATTATATACCTTTAAGCCTTGTCATACCACAAATATCAACATCAGTCAATACTACATTAAGGCACATTCAGCTCTGCGTCTTTTATCAAGACCAGCCAACACTCTGCCCCCGCCTTTGTTCCATTTGAGAAGCTCTTCTTTAGCTCCTTCCCAATCTTCTGCTACCACCTTGCGTCTTAGGGTAGAAGACTGTAGTCTTCCCACACCAAGATTGTAACAAAAGTCTACAATTGCATTCAATCTTTTCTCATGTGCTGCTAAGTTAGGACAAAGCCTAAGAGCACCGGGAAGATATGTATGGTGCAGTTCAATCATTAATAAGTCATGAGCTTCTTTCTCGCTCATGGGTGGGTCAGTTAATACCACCTTACGTCCATCACCATAATATGTACTGCCAAAGCCAATAGTGGCTACGTTGGCAGGACATAGGTAGGGCTTGCTTCTGAAGCCCTCAAACTTCTTGCAGAGTTCTGCTGCAATATCTAAGTTCATAATCCACGCTTGGACAATGTACGATCAAGGAACCAATAGTTTATTGTTCCTGATAACAGAGCTGAGAAGTCAGGTGTCATCATAGTCTTAAACACTTCAACGGCTGGAGCACCTGCAAGCCATGCATTCCATGCAAACCACACATGGATAAAGCTCCAAACAAACAGCACCCAGTAGGTAACAACTGGCCTGACAGATGCGGATAAAGATGCGACCCATCCACCAGCAGCTTTAACCATCGTTGCTTGCTGTTCAATGGCTGATTGAAAGGCTCCCATGACACCTACGTCTACAGCCGCTTCTCTTTGTGCGCCTATTTCTGCGAGTTTCTGTGCGCCTCTTTGTTGCTCTAAATCGCATTGAAACTTAAACATGTTAAGCTCATGACTGCGTTCATTCTTCTTGTCTAGCCACTTCAATACTTCAGGGGCCATCCTAAAGATACCACCAAAGATGCTGCCTAATAAACCACCACTAAGAATATCTAACATAATTACTCCTCTGACATGTCAGTTGCTGCCAAGTTTATACGGGTCTTTAATGCCGCAATGTCCTCTGGCTTTTCCTTAAACCCAATGGCTACATATCCCGCAAATTTACCCATGTCTGGCGGTATAGAGCCTCTACACATAAACTTAACACCCTGCTTTGCACCCCATTCACCAACTTTAGATGATGGATTAAATTCCTCACACAAGATTTCATTGTTTAGCATAGCCACCATAGCAGCGTTTCTATCTGCGCTTGCATTAAAGAGGGAGGTTACTGTTCCCTCCATTGTCTTTTCTCTTGAGCCATCAGCATTAAGAGCAAGCACAGTGGTTCTGCTATTCGTAGATAAGTTAGCCTTATGGACCAAAAGAACAAGCCCATCTACATCTTTAAGTAAGCTACGAGCAGGAACAATCAACTCCTCTTGCTTAACAAGCTGAGGCATCTTGTCTTGATTTGTAATTGCTTGGAGAATAACTTGCCTAGAATCCCAAGCAAAATACCCAGCAAATGCAAGAAATGCTAGGAGAATAACTGTAAACAGTTTAAATGGATTATCTACCCACTCAATCAAACCAATGATTTTACCAAGTGTACTATCGTCTTTCTTGGTTTCTGTTTTTGCAACAGGTGCAGCAACAGATACATTAATTGTTTGTTCTGTCTTAGGCTTAGGTGTCCTGCTTTTAACAGGAGCTACCTTTGCTGGTGTCTTAACAGGTGTTTTTTTAGTAACCATATTTATACATATACATCTAGTTTACGATCTGTAAATATCTCAAGTCTGAGTTTCTGTTGCTCAGCTCTTTTGTTATAAAGCTCTAGCAATAGTTCTTCTATCTTTCGTTCTACTTTGTTAGCTTTAAGTACTGCTCTGTATTCTTCTTGATACTTTTCAATTCTTCTTTCAGTGGCATCAGTCTTATCTGGATAACCAGTAGCATCCACCATAGGGAATAGACGGATCTTATCTATCATTTCTAATTAATATCCAGTAGATATAATTCAAAGGTACTGCTAACCAAAGAAGAAGAAGTAATACATCAGTCATTTCTTTTCCCTTTCAATTGCCTTCTTATAAGCACGAACAACTTTGTGTCTTAGTTCTGCACTATCTGCTGCTCCTGCCCATTCAGACAGGTTGTTCCAAATAACAACCATGTCTTTGCTAGAACAAAAGCCTTCATGGTTAGTTAGCCACGCAGACATTTGTTGATGACGTTCTGTAGGATTATGAATGGTGTAAGCTATACCATAAAACTGTCGAACACTACACTTGTCCTCTGCTGCTGAAACAAGTAAGCTCACTATCAACAGTGCAGCTATCACCCATTTCATTATTGATGTAGTTTATTTTCTATCGCAAGCCAAATGGCTCCACAGAAAGCACCAATAATTAAGACAGGCTTCACTGCCCTAGCAAGCCATTCAAGCACAACGAATGCACCAGCGGCTGCATTGAAAGCAGCAACCACAGTTTGTGTGTTCTTATCTAGTTGGTCCACCTTAGCTTCAACAGCTAATAGACGTTCATAGATTTGAGAATGGGTTACTTCGTCTTGCATGATTATGCAGAAGCGGCTTGCAATGGTGCAAGGTTTTCAGTTGTCCAATAGTCTTTAGCCAACATGATTTTTAAATGTTCTTTGTTGCGTGATAGGCAATCAGCCCATTCAGCATCAGTCATTTGAGTTGGCTTGCCACCATTGATTAGGTTGACGCTATCCATTGCGGCAGAGTAGTGCTGTGCAATTTGTGCGGGGGTTTGATTTTCCATGATTAAGCTCCTAGATTAAGTTGAGATTTGAGGCTATCCACCTCGGCTTTGAGTTGCTTGATAGCATTTATCATGTACCAAGTCAGGTTATCTGAGTCTACGGACATAATACCTGTGGATTCTGTTTTTACGCACTCAGGCAAAACGGCTTGCAATTCTTGAGCAATCACACCAAGTTGAACGCCTGTCTTTTGAATAGCTTGTGCTTGTGGTAATTCTGTAACTTCTTCTGCCAACCGATATTCAAAGTTACGCACTTGGATTTGCGTAAGTTTTTCTAAACCAATATTGTTATCAACAATGTTTTTCTTTAAACGTCTGTCTGAAGTTGTAGACCAATTAGCGGAGTTATTGCCTTGATAAACGCCACCACCACCCGGAGAAATAAAACCCGTATTAGTACCTTTACCAAGAATATATCGACCTATAACAATTGAAGCATTATCTCCTGCAGCCGCAGTGTGAGAATAAGTACCAATAATTACATTGTCTCTACCAGTAGTAAGAGCAACATTATAATTTCCAGAAGACAATCCAATACATACATTGTCTACGCCTGTTGTTATTGAATAACCAGCTTCAGAACCTATACCTGTATTGGAAGTAGCGGTAGTATTAGAATAAAGCGCACCTTGTCCAACAGCAGTATTATTAGTGCCAGTTGTATTTGCCCTAAGTGCTTGATAGCCAAAAGCAGTATTGTCATTAGCGGTATTATTAAACAAAGAAAAATAGCCTACAGCAGTATTTCTTGCTCCTGTCACACTATAATAACTTGCCGCATACCCTATGGCGATATTATCAGATACAGTAGTGTTAGAGAAAAGCGTATAAGCACCTAATGCAACGCTACCACCGCCAGTTGTAGAGGATTTAAGGGCTTCAAGACCTATTGCTGTATTGTAATTTCCTGTAGTGTTGGTTTTAAGTGATTCGTAACCAATAGAAACATTTGAAGTGCCAGTTGTGCCGCCTTTCCCTGAGAAAACACCAATGGCAACATTATTAGCCCCTGTGGTAATAGTTTGGGAAGCCTGATAACCTACGGCTACGTTGCCACTGGCAGTAGTATTATTATAAAGACTTTGGTATCCTACGGCAACATTACTTCCACCACCAGTATTAAGTGCAAGCGCACTATTTCCAACAGCAACATTAGTACCACCATCAATATTTGTATAAAGTGCTGAATAACCAAAGGCCGTATTGTTAGCACCTATGGTGTTAGCAGTAAGCGCACCTGTTCCAACTGCTACATTAAAATTTCCTGTAGTGTTATATCTTAGTGCGGCTTGTATGGTTGTTGCGCTGTCATAACCTCCAAGGGCAGTATTGGCATATCCTGTAGTGTTAGCCGCAAGAGCACCCGCACCAACAGCAGTTATTCCACCAGTTGTATTGGCAGTTCCCGCAGAATAACCAAGTGCGGTGTTGTATGAAGTTGTTGTGTTTGCTTTAAGAGATTCATATCCTAAAGCGGTGTTGTAAGATGCTGTGGTGTTAGCAGTAAGTGCATAACGTCCAATACCAGTATTATAATTTCCAGTTGTGTTTAATCTCATTGCATAAGCACCTACAGCAGTGTTTTCTGCTCCAGTAGTTGTAAGTGCTAAACCTTGCGTGCCAACAGCAGTGTTATGAGAACCAGTTGCAGTATATAAAGCACTAGCACCAACGGCAACATTATCATTTCCTGTTGATACTGTATAAAGACTTTCTTCACCTATTGCCGTATTTGACGAACCAGAAGTTAATGAAAAGAGCGATAACTGCCCAAATGCAGAATTATATGTACCAGTTGCTGAAGGGGCAGAATTGTATCCAAAAGCAGTTAAATAAGGTGATGCACCGCTTGCTGTTTGCTTGCCATACACAGTACCAAGCGCAGTAGGCGTAGCAGCAGAAGCACCACCACCAGAAGCCGCAATCGTAATTGCACCAGCAGCATTGGTAATTGTTACGTTTGTTCCCGCAGTCAATGTTGCTTTAGTTAGCGTGTTTCCTGTGCTGTTACCAATTAACAGTTGACCATCTGTGTAGGATGTTTGACCAGTACCACCATTAACTACTGGCAAAGCAGTACCTGAGTAGGTCATTGCCAATGTGCCAGATGTGGTAATTGGTGAACCTGAAATACTAAACAAACTTGGGACTGTAGCTGCAACGCTAGTTACAGTTCCAGAACCACCTGCTGTAGAAGCAATGGTTTGGTTAGGCCATGTTCCTGTAACAGTTACGTTTGTCCCTGCAACAATGCTAGGAGTTGCTGTTCCTGTACCACCATTAGCAACAGGTAGTGTTCCTGTTACACCAGTTGATAAAGGCAAACCAGTTAAGTTGGTTGCTGTACCACCAGAGGGAGTGCCTAATGCACCGCCATTAACAACAGCAGCACCAGCAGAACCTACGTTCACAGCTAGAGCAGTAGCTACACCAGTACCCAAACCAGATACACCTGTTGAAATTGGTAAGCCTGTAAGGTTAGTAGCAGTTCCGCTAGATGGAGTACCAAGCACACCACCATTTACCAAAGGTGCGCCAGATGAGCCTACATTGACCGCTAGAGCCGTTGCTACGCCTGTTCCTAGACCTGACACACCAGTAGCAATTGGAAGCCCTGTAGCGTTAGTTAAAGTTGCGCTAGTGGGTGTTCCAAGGATAGGAGTAACAAGAGTAGGTGAAGTGGCGAATACTGCAGAGCCTGTTCCTGTTTCATCTGTCAAAGCAGCCAAAAGGTTAGCTGATGTGAATGAACCAAGAGATGTAGCATTTCCAACTGAAGTAATAGCACCAGTAAGGTTAGCGTTAGTGGTTACATTACCTGCTGTCAAACCAGACGCAGTTCCTGTAATGTTAGTTCCTACCAAAGCAGATGGAGTACCAAGGGCAGGTGTTACTAGAGTTGGACTTGTCGCAAAGACCAATGATCCTGTTCCAGTTTCATCTGTTACAGCAGAGATTAAGTTTGCACTTGAAGGAGTTGCTAGGAAAGTTGCCACACCTGTGCCAAGACCTGATACACCAGTAGCAATAGGAAGACCTGTGGCATTGGTCAATGTTGCACTTGTTGGTGTTCCAAGGATAGGGGTTACTAAGGTAGGGCTTGTTGCAAACACCAAAGCACCAGTTCCTGTTTCATCAGTAATGGCAGAAATTAAGTTAGCAGATGAGGGGGTAGCTAAGAAAGTAGCAACTCCAGTACCCAAACCACTTACGCCTGTTGAAATTGGTAGCCCCGTCAAGTTGGTTGCTATACCAGAAGCAGGTGTTCCCAATGCTGGAGTCACCAGTGTTGGCGAAGTGGCAAACACCAACGCACCAGTTCCAGTTTCGTCCGTAACAGCAGAAATTAAATTAGCACTACTTGGCGTAGCTAAAAAGGTTGCCACACCTGTCCCAAGACCACTTACTCCTGTGCTGATAGGCAAACCAGTAGCATTTGTAAGCGTAACTGATGTTGGTGTTCCTAGCACAGCACCATTACCAAGCGTTGCAACACCCGTAACTGCTAAAGTGCTAGAAAGTGTTGCCGCACCAGAAGCCGATAGAGTTGTAAAAGCACCAGCAGCGGGGGTTGTTCCACCAATAGCTGTAGCATCAACAGTGCCACCATTGATGTCAGCAGTGTCAGCAACTAAGCTATCAATGTTGGCTGTGCCATCAATGTATAAGTCTTTAAACTCAAGAGAGTTTGTACCTAAGTCAATGTCATTGTCTGTTACTGGAACAATAGCTCCATCTTGAAAGCGCACTTGCTCCACAGCAGCCGCAGCTACTTCAACAAATACACCATGACGATTATTAGCGGTATCAGTGGCAATCTTATTCAATAAGTCAGCGTCACCAATGACAGGAACAGGATGTCCCTCAGCAGCAGTGCCATCATGCTTATGACCACTAGCAGCACTAAAAGCATCACGAAGAGCATTGTACTCATTGTTAATTGGTGCAGCTCTAACTACGCCCGTTGGGACGATATCAGCAGCCGACTGTCTTACATAACCTGCCATTTAGTTTCCCCTTAGCGTCTATCATTCATCGAATAATTCAAGACCAAGCCCTGAATCGTATGACTAGCATTCGTATCATTAGTCACATATTTGAAAGCAATGGAGAACCCAGAGCCTTCAATGTTTGTCTTCTCTACTGGTGATGGATTACCATCATAAATTGCTGAAGCATCATAGATGGCTTCATTGTAATAAGCAGCAGCACCAGTTGTTAAAATGTTATAGTTGGCTGGATTGAAGACATTAACAGAGTCATCAAAGTCATACGACACACCCATCACAATACTAGTCGATCCCTCACTACGCAAGAATGTAGAAATGTTATAGAAGTTTTTACGAATTGAAGGATCTTGAAAATAATAGAAAGGTGTTTGATAAACACTCAAGATTTCTGTACTATTAAAAGAACTTCCTGTCTCTTGCTTATACACCTTACCCGTAGAATCTCCATGAATAACAACTTCATCAAGCCCAATGTATCCACTAGCAGCACATGTTATTGTAAATCCAAAAAGCTGACTGTATTCAAAAGAAACACCGCCTTCGCTAGCCCTAAGACCACCTAACAAACCAAAGACTCCCTCAGCGGGTAAGAACAATCTAAACTGTGACTTCTTACGAATTACTACAGAGCTTAATGTTTCTGGATCAATAGAACCAGCTACAATTTCTTGTAAGATTGATGTAATGGTAAATTGAATTTGTTTTGAAATTGTTTCCAATTCCACATCACCAATCTTATTTGTTCCCGCCACTGGTCTAAAACCATCAGGACCAAGGAACACTAGATTACCACCCAGTTCTATCACACTATCTGGTACAACACAACCTAAATTTGTTGTCACCTCACCCACCACAAAGTCAGCTATGTTAGTGCCTGTCAAACTCTTAATTGCATTTTTACCAAAGATGTACAGCGTATCTCTAAACTGTTTAATCTGAACAATCTCAAATCCTACATTAATAACAGCAGCTCCATTAGCTGGGTTGAAGTTTGTTTCTGCCAAAGGAGAAGAAACATATAAGTTGTAAGGGTCTGTTGTATCACCAGCTAAGAACAAATGATTCTTAAAGGCTGCAGAATACTTAGGACTATTAGGAGCATTAGCATCCGTAATCTGTGTATATGTAGTTCCATCATACACAGCAGCCGGATTGATTCCATCAGTTAACGCAAACTTAGGAGCACTCCAATTATATCTAGTAAACCTAACCTTCTTAACCCCCACCATCGTAACAGTTCCGGGAGTTGTAATTGCTACCCAAGTAGATGAAGAATTTACCCACCTATAAAAGTAGTCTGTACCAGAAGAAGGTTTGCGACAAGCAAAGATACCATCGTTTAAACTCTCTGCAACCATAACACCAAGTACACTACCTGTGCCAGTTACAGTTCCATAACTGTTAGCATATCCACTAATCCGTCTATACCCACCAGTAATAGCTGGCTCATAATTAATAAGTTGTGTACCTGAACCGGGGTACATCTCACCTTGAGATAGTACATCCCTATTGGTGTTCATTCCACCAATACATGTAACCTTGAAGCCACTAATTCTATCTGCCATTAAAACACTCTTGGACTAAAAGAAGGCTTAACAATCATTGTTGAACGCATATACAAAGGCTCATCTAACAAAAGCCTACGCATTGTTCTAATACCTGTATCAAACTTCTCTTTATACAAAGTTGCACCTTGTTCATTAGACCTGAACATGAGCATGTAGAACATAGCACCATCAATTAATACACTGGTAAATCTATCAGGAATAATACAGACATCTGTAGAAAGAGACAGATCAGCAGGGAAAGACCAATACTTATACTCCACCTCATACGCCTGATCAGGCAGGGGAGTCACACCAAACTTAGACTCTTGTGTTTGATAAACAGCAATAGAAGGACCATAGCCTCCAGTGCCATTCACATCCTCACCGGGACGATAGTTGTCTAAGTAGTCAACATATGTAAGAACAGGTAAACGAGCCGGATCATTGTTTGCTGCTGTTAGTTTCTTAAGATAGAAACTTTCCCAGTCAACACTAGACAAATCAGCAGGAAAGGAATATGTTCCCGTACCCACTGTCATTGTTTGTGTATAAGTAGTAAGAGCAAAGGGCCATTCCTGAGCACTATGCATCAATTCTCTAATAGATGAATTGATAGCATTCTTAGCTAGAGCTTGGATGTTTCTAGCTCCAGCGAATTCGGTGGAGTCTAAAACAACCTCACCCATTCTTCGCAGCAATTCATTCGTTAAAGAAATAAATGTAGACATAATTTTTAAACAATAAAAGGGAGAGGCGGTTAAGCCCCTCCCTGCATCAACTAGCTATTAGGCCAGTTGCTCACGGTCTACAGAAGCAGGACCAACACGATCTTGTGCGTCAACGATGACAGCAAAGACACGGATTGAACCAGCACTCAGTGTAGTGGTTTCAGTAACCAACAGCAAGTCCAATGTGTCAGCAGCTCCAGACACAATAGGATAAGCAGCAGTTGCTGGAGTTGCGTAGGTTCCGGCAGTAGCTGAGCTAGTCACTGCAAAAGCAGAGACATAAGCAGCAGCAGTAACACCAGTAACACCCAAGCTAACTGTACAGCTACCAGTAGCTGCAGTGATCACTTCAAAGCCAGCAGCCAACACAATAGATTGTGCGGGAATCTGGAGAGCTTCAATCACATCAGCAGCAGCCAAGGCAGAGCCTTTAGCTGTTACAGCAGCAGACCAGCTAATAGTGTTTTCAACAACATAAGGCATGTTGCGAAGACTACGGCTAGGTTGTGTACCTGCACCAACAGCGTTTGAGAGAGTAGTAATAGTTGCCATTTAGTTTCTCCTTAAGCAGCGTTGTATTTAGCAGTGACGATGCCTTCAGGACGCAAGATTTTGCGACCATAAAGATGCATACCACGCACGATGTCAGCGAAGCTGTCGGGATCACGATATGTCTCAGTCTTAGTGATTTGCTGAGCAGTTGCAACAGCAGAATCATGACCAGCAACAATCACACCAAAGTCTGTGTTCTGGTTAGCAGTACCTGAAGTACCGGGGCCAGTACCAATCTTTGGCAGATTGTTAGAAACATACACACGGAAGCCGTGCAAGTTGTTAATGACCAAGCCGTTCTGCAAACCAGAACCACCAAAGTCACTATTCAACATACGGCTGTCTTCGTCTTTCAACATCTCAACAAAGATGGGATCGACAACCAACCAACGACCAGCAGAATCAACAAACTGGGTATCCAGCAAACGACCCATACGAGCAATCACCATCAAAGGAGAAGCTGTTGCTGTTGGGAGGGCTGTAGCACCGGGAAGGCGAGGAGTCAAAGGAATTGAATGCTCACCAGCAGAACCAGTAGTGATGTTGGTAAAACTACCTTTCTTCAGCTTCATAGTAGCCAACAACTCATCAGCACCAGCAGCAGTTACTGCATTAGTACCAGCGGCTGCTGTACGAGCTGTGTCAGGATTGACATGCTTGGCAGACTGTCTAAAGCCAGACAAGTAACCCAATACATCTTGGTCATACTGATCACGCAAACGATACGCTGCACGATCAGAAGCCATCTGCATGAAGTTCACATGTGAGTGAGCTGCTTCGATGTCATCA